GAAGTTCTCATCTACAACAAAATTGCCTTCCTGGACTTCCTGGAGTGGGTTGATGAGCACCTTCCAGAAGAAGAGAAACCCGGGAATGCTACTCCTACCGTTCGTGTTTCCCAGGACTCCACAATCCTTGCTGGTATCCTGAATGGACTTGCTGATATGGAAGCAGAGAACAATGGCAACCTGACTGAGAAGGACTGGAAGCCTGATGTTGAGAAGAGGCTTCAGCGTCTCCTGGAACTGGTTGGCAATGAGAAGACCACAACAGATGCCATCAAGTATCTGACTGAGAAGCTGGAAGATAAGGAATACGGATGGGTTGGGTATGAGCAGAAGACCAAGGCTGACCCCAAAGACCCGAACCGGCGTATTCCTAACCCGTTCTATGGTCAGATCAAACTGAGGAAAGCTAAGAAGTAGAGATGTAGCAGCAGGCACGAAAAAAGGGCATCCAATGGGGTTAACCAAAGGATGCCCTAACTGTATCTACTCTCCTATCTATTCCCAAGGATGAATATGTCACGGCTCATGATTGCTTCCAATTTTCTCTTTACCCTCTTATTGATGGCATCCCTGGACTTGGCTACCTTGGAAGCCACATTAAATATCTCTTGGACTTCACCTTCATTTCTGACGACTACTCTCACTGAATGAGGATAGCCATTGATGAAGAGTGGCTTGTGTTCATAGCTGGTTGACATGTTTTCTCCTGTTTGCTTAGAGCTATTGCGATTTCAGTATTAGATAGACCAAAATGAGACAGCCTATCTACCAGTTCTCCATCTTCCGTGGTTCTACTTGGCCTTCTTTGGTTTGCTGGCATAGATCCAACCATTGCTGTCTCTGCTGTTCTGGAATGCCAAGTTATCAGCAATGGCGATAGCCTTCTCTTTATGCTCCAGCATCATCTGTTCCAATACTTCAAATAGTTGCGCACCATTAAGCATTGGAGCAAGAGAGATGAGGACAGATGCCAGCTTTTCAGCACCTTCCTTGGCCATTGGTGCCGGTCCCTTATCCTTGACCATGAAATCGTAGGCAGTCTTAAAGTCGATATCGTAAGTGCTAAGCATTCTGAAAAATGGGAGATTCTTGATGAACTCCAGCTTCAGAAACTTGTTCCAGTCTTCGATTTCAATCTCTTCACTTGCCATTGCCTTAACTCGGTCAATGGTCAGGTTCAGAGCCTTGACTGGAAGCTTAATGCTTTTGTTGCTGTTGAGGATGTAGGAAGAGGCAGAACCATTACCATCTCTGGTAACAAGTTCGGCCATCTTGTTCTCAAGCTCCGCCTGCTTCTCTTTCCAGGCATCAAAGCTACCTCCAACAACTTCAGAGGTTGTAGCAAGTTCTTCAATTTGTCCCATGGTGAGGACTCCTATAGATAGGCGTAGCTACCGAGCTATGCCGGTTGTGTGGACTTGGTTGGTTGAGGTGGAATCTCCAAACCCCTGAGCAATCGCCTGGGCTGGATGGTTCAAAGGGATTAAATGGCGCTACTTGAACCTTGCCCAAAAGTGCGCCAAAACTCGGTATGGTTTTTGTTGCTGGTAGGCAGAATCGTAATATCTCCCAATCCCCCTACATCCTCCTACATGGCGACACAAGAGCAGTCACCAACATTGCGCCAAAATCTGGCACGATACTTGTTCCTGATAGGCAAAATCGCACTATTTCTCGATCGCCCTACATAGACTTACATGGCGATACAAGAGCAGTAGCCACAAGTGCGCCAAAATCCGGCATGATACTTGATGCTATTAGGCAGAATCGCCTAAAGTGCTATCTCCCAATCGCCCTACATAGACTTACATGGCGACATTAGAGCAGTAGCCAACCCTGCGCCAAAATCTGGCACGATACTTGATTATACAAGGCAACTATTGCATGTCTTATCTCTCAATTGCGTAATGTTCCCATAGACTGTCCGTCTATCTGGGGAACGTCATGCAAGGTTGCGCATGAGCTTCAAAGACTGTTCACTCGACTGGTGAACGTCATGCAAGCGTTCCCAACCTGTTCACCCCTAACCTTGCGAGGTGATCCAGTATCATGCTTGCCCTACATAGACTGTCCGGCCGGGCAGTGAACGTCACGCAATGCTGCACATGAACTGTCCGGTTAACCGGGCAGCATCGCGCAATGCTCCACATGACTGTTCTATCAATAGGGCCGGATCATCCGAACATGGGGCAAACTCCCGCAAGTGCTCCACAGACTGTTCAGGCCAGGCTTGAACGTGGAGCAAGCCTTGCACGTTCTCCCATCTCGGTCCCTGCTACCTCTCTATAGACGTTGAATTAAATAACGTCATGGAGTAGTAATGGCTGATAGTGGTATTAAGAAGAAAGTAAACTTAGGTGGAAGACCGCAAGGGCGACTAAACAAGATTCCAGTTGCTATTAAGAACTACATAATGGAAGCACTTGAAGCAGGAGACGGAGCTACAGCGTTTTTTACAAAGCTTAAAGAGAATGAACCTAAAGCCTTTGCCAATGTGGTTGCAAAGCTGCTTCCAAAGGAAATTAGAGAAGAGATTTCAGGAGACAATACTGTTAATATTAAGGTAGTATATGATAATACCAGTAGACAAGATAATGTTATAAATGCTAATTTGGTAACAAATGCACTACCAGACAATGCTGATTATGCTGTTGGTAGTGATTATGAAGATAGCGAAGATGAAGTAGAAGAATTAGAATGTAAGCCAGACTATAATGCTATGCAGAAATATATAGAAGAACAAAAGAGCCTATCTACAGATGCTCATAGGAAAATGATTTAAGTTTATGACAGAAATAAAGTTTGAACTACCACCAATTGTAGCACCACTCATTACTAAACAAATGCGGTATAAGGTGCTGTATGGAGGCAGAGGGTCAGGGAAGACTGAGAGTATAGCCAGATCCCTTATCCTAATTGCCTCAAATCCAGCTATTTGGAATAAGAGCAAGACAAAAGTTCGTATCCTATGCACCAGAGAAGTCCAAAACTCGGTTAGACAGTCCGTTCATTCAACATTAAAAGACATCATCATGAACTATGGTCTAACTTCTATCTTTGAAGTTACAGATAAAGCAATTAGATGTATTAAGAATGGTTCTGAGTTTATCTTTACTGGTCTATCGTCTCTGACGGCTGATAGCATAAAGTCCATCTCAAACGTAGATATAGCATGGTTAGAAGAGAGTCAGACGCTAACACAATACTCTCTTGATTTGCTACTACCTTCAATTAGAGCTAATGATAGTGAAGTATGGTTTTCCTTTAATCCACACTTAAAAGATGATCCAGTTTACAAGATGTTCATCACTAACGGCCATATTCTGGATAACGCAATTATTATCAAGATGAACTATACGGATAATCCATTCTTTCCAGAAGTCCTACGGAAAGAGATGGAGAGAGCAAGAAAAGATCCGGCTGGACATGACCGATTTAACTGGATTTGGCTTGGGGAGTGCTTAGAACATTCACTCGCTACGGTCTTTGCTGGAAAGTTTGCCAGTTATGACTTTACTCCGAATGAGAGTCTATGGAGTCCAATGTTTGGCTCTGATTTAGGCTTTGCTGAGGACCCAACTACGCTAATCAAGTGTTGGGCCTACGAAGATGAACTATATGTGGAATATGAACTCTTTGAAAAGGGTCTTGAGATAGATAGGATGCCAGCAGCTTTTGACTTCATAAACCCAAGAAAACCAGCAGAAACACGTAAATATATCATCTATATGGATTGTGCCAGACCTGAAACCATCTCCTACATGAAGAGGAATGGTTATCCAAGATGTATGCCAGTTAAGAAATGGTCAGGCTCTATTTTTGATGGTATTGAACGTCTTCGCTCATTCAGCAAGATTATTATTCACCCAAGATGTATTAATATCTTAAAAGAGTTTGAAACATACTCATACAAAACTGACCATCTGACAGGGCATATTCTTCCAGACGTTGAAGATAGAAATAACCATGGGATTGATGCTCTAAGATATGCCATCCAGCCTCTAATTCTCGGTCATAAGTTCAAAAAGATTGAGGATAGAGAGAAAGAGCCAGAATTAGACTCATTTGGAAGACCAATTAGAGGACAGCGTATCAGTTCAGCATACCTTTCACCAAATTCATTTATGTTATAGCACTTAAATTATAGAAGAGATATACACTAATGGCCAATAAGAAGAGAGTAGTAATACCAAAAGATGATGTAGTAGAAGAGTTAAAAGAACGCTTTGGACTCGCCTTTGAATCCTCAAAAGAGCAGAGACAGAAAAGTTATGATGATTACCTCTTCTGCGACCCTGAGAAGCAATGGGATCCGATTATCAAGGCTCAGAGAGAGTCAGAGGGTAAGCCAGTCTTCTCCTTTGACCGTATCAATCAGCAGGTTAAACAGATCACCAATGCCCAGAGAAGTAATAGACCAGCAGTTAAGATTAATCCTTGTAACAATGAGGCTGACAAGGATACTGCTGAAGTATACGAAGGTCTAATTAGACATATTGAGTATATTAGTGGTGCTGATCAGGCTTATGATACTGCCTTTGATTGGTGCGTTAAAACTGGTGTTGGATACTATCGTCTAAGAACTGCCTACTTGGATGATACTACCTTTGACCAGGATATCATCATTGATAGAATTGTTAATCCATTCTCAGTCTACATTGATCCAGCCTATAAGACGGCAGACGGTTCTGATATCTCATGGGCAATTATCAGCGAAGATATTACGGTAGAAGATTTTAAGGAACAGTATCAAGAGTCTAAGCTGGTCAATTTCAACCAAAACTCTTGGATGAGTTTGGGAGATGAGGAGCCAGATTGGTTCACCTATGGCAATAGTGGTAGAACTGGTTGCCGTATCTGCGAATACTGGAAGAAAGTTACACAAAAGAAGACACTATGTAAGCTGGAAGATGGACGATCTTTATATGAAGATGAGTTAAAGGAAGAAGATAAAAAGAGAGTAGAAGCCAAGAGAGACGTTATCACTGAAAGTATCAAGTGGTATAAGTGTAACGGTATCGAAATCTTAGATGAAGGTGAATGGGCTGGTAAGTATATTCCAATCATTCCAGTATTTGGAGAAGAGTATCATTTAGATGGTTCTTCTGTCTACTCTGGTATGGTTCGTAACTGTAAGACTGAACAGCTTGAGCTAAATATCGTCAAAAATAACATGTTGGAAGTTATTGCTCTTGCTCCAAAGGCTCCATGGGTTGGTCCTATGGGTTTTGTTGGAGATGGAGACAATAAGCGAGCATGGGAGACAGCCAATCGGGTTAACTATCCATACCTTCAGTATGCCTCTGCTGATGACCAGGGAAACCCGCTTACTCCACCAGAGAGATTGAATCAGGAACCAGCCATTCAAGCCTTCATTGAAGCAACAAATATGGCTGAGAACGATATTAAGACTACCAATGGTCTGTATGATCCATCTCTGGGTAACAAGATGGCTAATGACCAGTCTGGTTTAGCTATCAAGGCGCTTCAGAATCAAGGTTCACTTGGCAACTATAACTTTTCAGACAATTTGAGTAGAGCTATTCGTTTGGAAGGTCTAATGTTGATTGACCTGATTCCGCATATCTACGATACCAAACGAACTATCCGTATCATTGGCATAGATGAAGAACATAAGATGGTTCAAATTGACCCAAATGCTCCAGTAATGTCCCTATATGATGAAAGCTATGCTGATTTAGACGGAGTTGAGCGGATTTTTAACCTTAAAGCTGGGAAATATGATGTAACTGTCTCTTCTGGACCATCATATCAGACTAAGCGGATTGAAGATGCCAACATTCTCTTTGAACTGATTGGGAAAGATCCAAATCTAATGGCTCAATATGCTGATATCGTTTTCCAGGCTCTTGATAGTCCCATTGGCTTACAGATGACTGAGAGAGCACAGAAGCTATTGCCTCCACAACTCCAGCCTAAGAGTAAGGGTGGTAAGCAGACCTTAGACCAGCTTCAACAGCAGGTTCAGGAACAGCAGGGCATGATTCAGCAGCTAACCCAGACTCTCCAGAAAGAGACAGCCTTAGCAGATAAGCAACAGAACGAACTACAGATTGCCCAACTTCAACAGCAGACTGAACTACTGAAGCACAAGACACAGATGGAACATGACACTAACAAGATTGTCTTTGCCTCTCAGATGGAAGAACTAAAGATGAAGGCTGAACAGTCCCATGAGGCACTGACAGCCATTCAGAAACACCTGCTGGCAATGGATATGGCTACCCACAATGCCTCTCTGGATACCATCCCAGCACCACAGAGCACTCCAGCCCCAGGCACAGACCAGGCATCAAGCCAGGCTATTCCTGAAGGGCAGCTATAGCAGTCTAATTGACTATTTTAACCACAAGATGAATTAAATAACGATTAGTAAGTTTACGGGAACTGTAAACCCGGCTTAACCTTGGGAAATCCATGTCAGAAGAAAATGTAGCAGAAGTAGAACAAGCTTTAGTGTATGACCGATCAGAACGTTTAGCAGCAAAAGTAGCAGCAAGGGAAGTTCCAGAAGTAGAGACTAAGGCAGTAGAAACATCATCTGAAGAATCTAATGATTCTGAAAACAATGTAGATCCAGAAACTACAGAAACCAATGCCGATGGCGACTTAGAAGAGAATGAATCTGAAGACTCTGGTGAAGAGTCTGAAAATATAGCTGAATCAGAACCAGCTACTAAGAAGAAAACCGGGATTGAAAAGCGTATCAATAAGGTTGTGAAAGAACGTGAAGAAGCTAAGCAAGAGGCTGCATTCCTACGTGGTCAGTTAGAGGCTCTGACGGGTGGACAGGGAAACCAAGTTGCTCCAGAGATTCAACCTGTAGCAGACCCAAATATGCCAGATCCCAGCAGATACACCGATCCAATCAAGTATCAAATTGACCTTGGCATCTATCAAGCTCTTGAACAACAGAAGTTTACCGCAAAGATTCAAGAGGCTAAGACTAAACATCCTGACCTCGATGAGTTGCTAAAGAAGAATCCAACTGACAATCCAACACCAGAAATGGTCCAGCTTATCAAAGATTCTGAGGTAACTTCAGAACTCTATTACTACTTTGCCTCACATGCTAATGAATACAATGAAATCAATAGAATGAATACGCTAAACAAAGCTAAAGCTATTGGTAAAATCGAAGCAAAGTTAACAGAACAAGTATCTAAAACTGAAACCAAGGTTGCCGTAAGTAAGGCACCAAAACCTATTACTCCAGTTAAGGCACAGAACGTAAAGCCTATGCTGGAGAAGAAAACAAAGTATGAAATATACTAAACATAAGGATATATAATGGCTACTATTTTACAGAATGCATTTAATAACATTGGAGATATTGCTCCTGAAGCAATGGACGTTCTCCAGAATAACCTAACTTTCTCTCGGACTGTATCTCACAAATATAGTAAAGCCTGGGAAAGTGCTGGTGGTCGAATTGGTGATACCTATAACATCCGTATTCCAGGATACTATGGCCGTGTTGCTGGTTCTGCTGCTGTTCCTACTGGATATAATGATGTTCCAGTTCCAGTAACTCTAAAGCAGTATAACAGTTCAATCTATTTCTCTGATTTTCAGATGCGCTTAAACGTTGATGAGATGAGAAAGAATGTTCTGGAACCTCTCTTAGAGCCTCTTTGGGAGGGTATGGACGCAGATGGTATTGCTCTCTACTCAGGTATCAATCAGTTTGCTGGAACTCCAGGAACCGCAATCGTAAACCAGACTCCTTTCCTAAATGGTAAGGCAACTATGGCTGTCCAGTCTGCTAAGCCACAGGGCAGAGATTGTAACGGCCTTCTAAACCCCTTCATGGAAGCCTCTATGGTCGGTGCTTTCCCTGGTATGTTTAATCCTCAGTCACAGTTAGGTGAGGATATCGTAAAGGGTGAAATTAGCGGAACCTATTCAGGCGTTAAGTATTTCTCAACTGCCAATCTTCCTACCTTCACTCTTGGAACTTGGGGAACCTCAAACCCTGTAGTTGCTGTTACCACAGGTGCAACTGATGGTGGTTCATCCTTCAATACCACTGGTTGGGCCTCTGGTGCATCTACTCTAAATGCTGGTGATTGCTTTACCATCGCTGGTGTATATGCCTTCAACCCTGCTAATAGACAGGCTACCGGAACTCTAAAACAGTTCACCGTTCTAAACAAGGTGTCTGATACTGCTGGTGCTATCACTATTTCAGTCTACCCAAACATGTATCTAACTGGTCCTAACCAGAATGTAACTGCTCTACCTGTTTCTGGATCTTCAGTCTACATGTGGAGTGCTGACGGAACCGCTCCTATCCTAACCTCAACTGGTAAGGTCTCTCCTACCTCACTTCTTTTCTATGAGGATGCATTTACCCTTGCAACTGCTGATTTAGAGTCAATTGATGATTTAGGTGGTAAGAGTGTTCGTATCAAGGATAAGAGAACTGGTATCAATCTTCGTCTCTCTAAGTGGTGGGACGGTATGGGCGGCCAGCAGCTAATTCGTGCTGACATCCTCTATGGTTGGGCTATGCCACGTCCAGGCTTTGCTTGCCGGATCGTAAGTTAAGAATTAAAGATAAGAATAATAGACTAAAAGGATATATATAATATGGCTACTTTTAATGGATATGCTGTAACTGCTAAGTTACCAGAGTTTCCACTTTCAAATAACATTACCGCTGCTTCAACCGCTACTATTGCGGCTCCTGCTGGCACCACTTCTCTAACTGCTGTAATGCAGGGTATCGGTGGTTCAATCACTCCAACTTCATACAATAACGCTCTGATCGCTGTTAGTGGTCAGATGGTAAATGCCACTGTTGCCGATGGTGCAACTGTTGACATTCGGTATGGAACCGGAACCGCTCCTGTGAATGGTGCTGCTGTAACTGGCACCCTTGTAGGCATTGCCCAAACTTCAGGTTCAATCACTGCTGGTCAGAAATCAGGTTTCTCTGTCGTAGCCGTGGTAAATGGTCTGATCCCAGGCACTACATACTGGGTTGATGCCTCTCTGATGGCTGTAACTGGTGGAACTGCTTCAATTTCTGGTATTACTGTAACTACTGTAGAACTTTAATAGCATTAGTCAGTATTTGACCATCCATTCTAATGTTTGGGTGGCCATTTCTGTATTTAAGTATAGAGGTAAAAGATATACATGATATTTCCAGTATGGTTATACCATCCACAAAAAGACAGTTTCTATTGTCCAAGTGAAGCCTTTTTTAATAGTTTACCTGATAAAAATGAATGGTCAGATGAGCAAGTTAAGAAGGTGGAACTCAAAGAAGATTGTAGTAAATGTATTGAATACAAAGATGAAACATTTGATGCTTTAAGACTGCTAAAAAAGGCATTAAAAGAGATTGATGACCTCCAGAGACACGTTAGAACTCTTGAACGCTGGAGAGATGCCCATAAGGTTAAGAGAAAGCACAGACGATCCAACACACTACTTACAAGACTCAAAAATGACGCAGAAGCAGCATTAGCTAAAAAGATACAAGAAGAAGAAATAAGTATAGTGGAAAAATATAATGATCTTAACGGCTAAACAGATAATCCAAAGTGCTCTAATGATGCTCGGTGTTATTGACCCTGAAAATAGCAACTCAGAGCCAGAATCAGGTTATCAGAATGCCCTAATCGCCTTGAATGACATGATTGGATCTTGGAACCTTGAAAATCTGTTGGTATATGCCGTCAATATCAACACCTTCACCTTCGTAGCTGGTCAACAGGTCTACCAGGTTGGTTCTCAGAATCCCTTTGTGGCCAATATCCTTGGCTCGACCATGACAGTCACCGCTGGTACTCCCATCGTGGAACCAGGTGCAACCCTGATCGCTGGTGGAGTGCCACCCAGCACCACAGTTACCGGCCTTCTTACAGGCAATCAGTATGGCTTGTCCTGGACAGCTCCTAACCCAATCACTCAGGTTCAGGCCGGTCTGTGTATCGGAACCAACTGGAACATTCCCAGACCAACCCGTATCCAGTCCTGCTCAGTCCTCTATCCAGGTGCAGCGGGCCAGCAGGTAGAGATACCCATCTCAATCATTGATGTTGACCATTGGCAGTCTATTTCAGTCAAGAGTATTGAATCAATCTTTCCAACTGCCGTATATAACGATACTAACTATCCTTATATGAATCTCTATTTCTATCCTGTTCCAGCTACATCTTGTAACTGTGTTCTGTATACATGGGACCAATTAGAAGAAGTAACAGGATTAATATCATTGATAGATGTTCCACAAGGATATAATGAAGCTCTGAAATACAATATGGCAGTTCGTTTGGCTCCATATTATGGTGTTGAACCAAGTCAAACAGTAGTCCAAATGGCTATTAGAAGTAAGAGCAACATTAATGATATCAATAGTGGTATTCCCATTATGACCATTGATTGCTTTGGTCGGAATGGTACTGGCTCTATTGGATTAAAGAGCAGAGGTTTTAATGTCCCATAGTGGAGATAGATAAGAGATATGCCGATTTACGATAGACGTTGTTTGAACTGTAAGCACCTTGAAACAGATTTATATGAGAAAGTGAACGATGTAGGAGCTAAGGAATGTGCCGAATGTGGCAAGGTAGAGCTTCAGCGTCTTCCTTCAGCACCACACATTGATTCACGCTCACTAAACATCACAAATCACTGGATTGAAAAAGAGAATGAAAAATGCCTTGCCAGTGGCGGCAAAGTTCATGAACCAATCAGACTTTAACAAATAACCAAGAAAGAGAGAGATAGATAAAATGTCAGCAACATATTTTGGAACAAGATCAAGCGTTGGGGATATGAGCAATGACCCTCTGCCTAAACCATCATCAAGTGTGGTCCATTTTGAAGCATTCTGTAATAATGCCGGAGCAGCAGCAACAGTAACCTTCTATGGATCCATTTCAGGTGCAACTAATGCTTGGACTTCGCTTGGAACCATTTCGCTAACTGGAACAACCGTTGGAACATTAGTTGTATCAACTGTTAACTATTCATACTACAAAGCAACTGTAACTGCAATATCTGGAGCTGGTGCTGTAGCTACTGCATTTATGGGTAATTAAGACGATAAATATAATAACAAGAGTATAACGCATGACATATAACAGCGCTGCAACTATTGCTACAAATCCAATTCTAACATTTACTGATAATATAACTGGTCTTCCTCTTGCTGGTGGTAAGCTTTATACATATGCCTCTGGAACTACAACTCTACAGGTAACATATACAGACAACACTCTAACAACTCAGAATCCCAATCCTATCACACTCAACAACTATGGACAGGCTACTGTCTGGCTTGGACCTCTAAACTATCGTTTCAACCTCTTGAATGCTGCTGGGGTGACTCAGGCAGGCTATCCCATGGATAATATCCAGCCTGCGAGTAGCACAAGCATTTTTTCAACCCTATCGAACAATACTCAGGCTTCAAGTGGTGCTGGACTTATCGGGTTTAATCCTTCTCTGACATATCCATTAGGGACTGTTGGCTACAATTTAAGCTCACTGGGCTCCTTCCCAAGTAATCTTGCCCTAAACACCCTTCCAATCAATGGTTCTGGATTGGTTGGGTATGCAAGTAGCAATGCCTATGCTTATGGAACGGTTGGTGGTGCATTAAACGCAAGTGCTGCTAATTATTCTAATCTGGCTCTTAACTCAAGTGCATCAAATGGTGCTGGTCTGGTTGGGTTCTCTGCTCTAAATACCTATAGTGCTGGAACAGTTGGATATGCCTTGAACAATGTTCCAGCATTTGTTGGGCAGAGCAAGTTCAATTTTACTCCGTCAACCAATGCAGCGCCAAACGTTGGAGATGTTTGGTTTGATTCAGCACAACATAGTTTAACTTCTGCGGACGGAGCGGCTGGTAACCCACTGAAAGTAGTGAATGGTGGTGTCATCGCAGTTCAGACGATATACCCGGCTGGAAATGTCAGCGCCTCTGTTACTCCAGCTGCTACCGGAACTCAGTATCCACTATATACCAGTTCTGACTACTCTGGCACCTTCACCCTCCCGGCTAACTTCTTCGTGCCTGGGAAGACCATCGACATTGATTTCATCATCCAGGCTTACTCCACATCCGTATCCAACACTATCTCGATCTGGTTAGATGGTATCGGAGCTTGGGGTGCTGTGGGTGTTACTATTCCTCTCAATTGCACTACTTTCTTGCAATACCACGCCACTCTAACCTGCAGTTCGGCTGGAGGTGCCGGGGTAGCCTCGATATTCGGAATGCACTCTCTGGTAAATCTGGGTGAATCAAACACTGGATACGTCCAGCCTAACACCCAGAACCTCAACAACAACACCAGTTTCTCGACCCTGGTAAGCCACACCATAACCCTTTTTTACACAGAAACCCAGTTGTTTCAGGTCTACAAACAGTGTATGAAGATTACCTCTAACTACTAAATGATTGGAATAAGATGACTATTGCAGCTTCAGCTATAACTTCACCACTATTCAGTGAGACAGACACTAACGGAAATCCTCTCGCTGGTGGTCAGGTGTTCACTTATCAGGCAGGAACTAATACTCTTTTGGCAACTTATACAGACGCTACATTGACAGTTCCAAATACCAATCCAGTCATTCTTGATGAGTATGGTAAGGCTATGATCTGGCTTGGAGCTTCAGCCTACAAGATTAACGTTCTTGATATAAATGGAGTCCAGCATCCAGAGTATCCAAGAGATAACTTGCAATCTCCATCTGCAATTGGCCTATCAACAGCTATTGCAAGCGCCTATGCTGCCGTTGAATCCGATCTGTCCAGCACAACCTCTAATTCCCTTGGTGCTTCTCTGATTGGCTATAACCCTGCTCTAACCTATCCCGCAAATACTGTTGGCTCTGCATTTTCGTCATATGCTTCTTTAGCCTCTTCTCCTATATTTACTGGTTCAGTGACATGTCCAACAATAAATACATCTGGAGCCGGAATAAGCTATGGAACTGTTCCTATTGGTGCTCTAAATCTGACAGGAACTCCAAATAATACAACGTATTTAAGAGGTGATGGTAGTTGGGCTGTCCTTGCTAATGGGTATGCAATTCTGTCTTCTGCTGGAGCTTTGGCTACCCATACCGCAGCTTCTCCAACTGGAACAACTTCAACTACAGCCGTCATGATGGGTGCTGGTGGAACTATAACTCCAGTATTGAGCACAAGAGTCATTGTAACAATTAGTGGACAGATGGCTAATGCTACTGCTGGAGATGGCGCAACAATAGATATCAGATATGGAACTGGGACCGCTCCTGTCAACGGTGCTGCTGTTATTGGAACATTGGTTGGTATTGCACAAACAGCAACCAGCGTAACAGCGGCTCAAAAGTCTGGATTTAGCATCTCATATCCCATTACAGGGCTAATTGTTGGAACTACATATTGGTTTGATATTTCATTAATGGCTATTACTGGTGGAACAGCAACTATTGCCGGAGTAACAGCTTTTGCAAGAGAAGTATAAAAAGAATAAGACTGGAATATAACTTGAAATACCAAAACTTTGTTGGGCCTACATACTCTTTACAGTCACTGAATTATGATTGTGAGCGGACAATAAACCTCTATCCCGAAAAGAATGAGATTGGAACTGGAAAAGAGCAAGAGGTAGCAATGCTCTGTTCAACTCCAGGTCTAACTCTTCTTCATTCACTGCCACGTTCACCAATCAGAGGTATTCACTATACAGCTAATGGCTACATCTATGTAGTAGCTGGCAATGGTCTATACAATCTAACTACAACAGATGGTATCAGCTATACGCACACTCTGCTTGGGTATCTTCAGACTTCAACAGGTCCAGTATCAATTGCCGATGGCGTTCCTAATATGTATTTGGGAATTGCCAACACTGGACTAATCAATCAGGTGGTTATTGTTGATGGTTCTACTGCTGGATTGTGCTTTGAAGAAGGAACTATTAAGATATACCAAATTGGACCAAGTAGTCTAACTATTGCTGCTGGTTCTTTCGTGTCGGGATATGAGTATACCATTCTTACTGTTGGAACAACCAATTTTACTACAATTGGAGCCGCTAACAATAATATAGGAACTTCCTTTGTTGCTACTGGTGTTGGAACTGGAACAGGAACGGCTACTTACTACACTGCTTCAGGCTATGCGGGTTCTGCTTTCGTCACTTTCCAGGATGGCTATTTCTTCTTCTCCCAACCTCAGACCATCTCTGGTTTCTATGCTGCTGACCCTCTGAACATCTCTGACCTGGACGTTTTTAACGTGAATCTGGGTTCTGACCAGGTGTCTCGGGTCATCTCTGACCATGGCATCCTCTGGGCCTTTGGAAATCGGAGCCTGAGTGTATGGCAGAACACAGGTGGTAGCTCAACCTCCAATACCTTCCAGCAGATCCCAGGTGCAGAAGCAGAGGGAGGTTGTAACGCTCCCTACAGCATTGCTCAGGTCGCTGGGCAACTCATCTGGACCACCAATGATGATCGAGGCTATGGAGCCGTCTTTGTGGCTCTGGGCTATCGTGGCGTCCGTATCTCAAACCATGCTGTAGAACAGTGGCTCCAGTCCTTTGAAGACATCTCAGGAGCTACAGCCTGGACCTATCAAGAGGGTGGACATTCCTTCTACTGTCTTAACGTTCCTGGATCTACTACAACTTGGTGCTATGACACTGTCGCTCAAATGTGGAGTGAGAGAGCCTACTTTAGCTCAGGTTCATACTCACGTGATTTAGTGTCTTGTCATGCTAACGCTACTATTAGTGGCATTGGTTCTATTCATTTAGTGGGAGACTATCAATCTGGTAATATCTACAAGCTTGATGGTGGCAACTATACACATAATGGAGTGCCAATTAGAAGAATGAGAACCGCACCACACGTTAGCGGTTCCTATAATCGGGTATTCTACTCTGCTCTCCAGGTTGACTTAGAAGCTGGTGTTGGTTTGGGTGGTGCTGGATATCAAGTATTAGATGGATATTCAAATGCTGTAACTACAACTACCGCTACAAATACCTATCTTGCTGGAAATGGGCCAACTTATACACTGACTGGAAATGATGGACTTCCAGCACTTCCAACAGGGACAGTAACCGTCACAGGTAATAGTAGCAACTGGTCAAATAGCTACACGGTAAATACTGCAACGGGAGTGGTAACTATCAATTCTGCTGCTTTGCCCGTGACCTATGCAAACTTTGGAACTGGGAACGGAACACAGACTACCTTTTCTATCCCTAATTTCTACTCTGAGAGTGTGGCAAGCTATTCAATTTCAGTGACTGACTGGAGGGGGACCTTCACCCCTGCAATTTATCCCGCGTATCATGAGAATCTATGCCAGTCTTCCTATGATTTTAATTACGCTGGAATCTGGACATTAACAGGTGTCAATGCTGTTCCTTCTTCCTGGGCTCCTGTAATCGTTACTGTTGCTACTACGGCAAATAGACCGTCATCTTACAGCACAAACAATCTAACCGTATCAAATCCAGCCTATGCCTATGGAGCAACTGGGCTAACTTGTGCTACATCAGGTAATGCTGCTACTGCCAATATAACCGGAACTGGAACGATAACGTCTGGTTCGATTACATATAGTGGTTTTAGTGGTGGTGCTTTTACTGGAACCTTAAACATCGGTGGCCTTTTTGGGACCTATTGGGGTGCTCTGCCAATTACTCTTTCAATTTCACATGATGGTGGTGGGAATCAACAGATTACCAATTTGGGCAATCCGTTAGGCTCTGCTTCTGTTGTGTCAATCTTTATCTCTGTTGCTTCTCTGTCAACATTAACCGTAACTCTAACTTTATCATCCACCTTTATTCAGTCAAATATAACACTTTATGATATTGTTTGCTTGAACTACAGTGTTGCAACTGGAATAAACACAATCTATGCTCCAGATGGTTCAAATACTGGAACATTCTTGACTGAAGATAGTTCTCTTGCCCTACATCAAATCTCAACAACATATCCGCTCAATTCACCAGGATTCAAGGTGTTTTCTGTGTATGCCTTAGCTGGTGATGCAAACAGATACCTTCAGTTAGGAATGGGTGATCAAGCGGAATACGGAGTCTATTCAAATACTGTTGTATATAATATATCATCGGGTTCAATCGTAAGTGGATCAGGTGGAACTATTACACCAATCGGTAATGGCATTTATAGGTGCTCAATTTATAACTATGAAGGTGTTGGCTATTCTCCTACTGGAAATAGTAGCACCGGAATTGCTACGATTTCATTGCTGAACTCTGCCTCTTCTTCTGTTCCTTCATACTCTGGAAACGGAAAGAGCATGATTGGAATCTGGGGTGCTCAGATTGAGACTGTTTCAGCATCTCCATATCTACCAACTCCATACCTGTCAACTGCTGGTGGGACAAGTATAGATTATTGCTTGCTGTATCCTCAAACTGGTTCGGTTTCCTTCAACAATGCTCCATTTGCTGCTGTAACTCAAAATACTACAACTGGAATACCTGTCTCATACATTTCAATTCCAGCAGCTACTATTTCAGCAACAGTAACGGTGAACTCTCCACAATCTAAACCAACTGAATATCAAGCATCATTCCAGTATCAAGAGAATGTGCCGAATTATGTTAATATAGGGACTGACCCCCATATTTCGCTATCCTATTCAGATGATGGCGGGCATACCTTCTCAAGTGAGAAGAGTGTATCAATTGGTAAAATTGGAGATAGATATAGACGTGCTATCTGGAGACGTTTAGGGCAGTCAAGAGATAGAGTGTTTCGTGTTACATGCTCAGATCCAGTTAAGTTAACGCTATTAGGCGCAAGGATAGATGCAGTTGTAGGAAATAAGTAAAATGACAAATATAATCAGAATACCACCACATAATGTTCCGGTCGTTGACTCTAATGGGCAGATGACTCCGGCATGGCGTTCCTTTTTTAATGAACAGGTAGTTAGCACTGTAAATACTGTTGTAGCAAACCAGGAAACAGCACTAACAACTAATGATACAACTGTAGCTCAATTGCTACTACACAATTCTTAGGTATAATATGGGATTAACAACTGTAACACCAGCACATTTAACAAATAGTCAACTTACAACGGCTCCAAAGTTGCTCTATACTTGTCCAGCTAATACATTTGTAAAAATAACTGCCGCAACATGCACTAACATTCTTGGTCAAGCGTCCAGCGTTACTCTCCATTACGTTCCTGCTGGTGGTGTAACTTCAACGGCTACTCAGGTTGTCTCTGGAAGTTCCGTAGCTGGTAACTCCAGTTATAATGCCCAGGAGCTTGTAAACCATATTCTAACTCCTGGTGATCAGATTTGGGGAAATACTGGCACTGGTGGTTCTATTAATACAAACATTTCAGGGGTCCAATTTAGCTAATGTATTCTTTTGAGATAGAATCAGATATTGAGATAATAAAAAAAGTTATAACAAGTGATAATAATAGAGCGTGGTCGTTTGAAGATGGGCAAGTGCCTGAAGGATGGCAACCAAGAATGGATGGCATTCTGTATATAGCCAACTACAGACATGATGTATTTGCCGGTTTAATTGGTTTAGTAGAAATAAGTATAGATACAGTTGAAGCACATGTTTTATATCTACCAAGTGTATATGGTCATGCTGTTGAAACTGGGAAGCATTGCATGGAATGGATTTGGAAGAATACAGAATACAGGAAGCTAATGGCTCCAGTTGTTGATAATAATGAGTTGGCACATCGGTTTCTTGCAAAGCTTGGATTTACTAAAATTGGAACTATAGAAAAGAAGTGGAAGAAGGATAAAAGAATGCACGATTTAGATATCTATTTGAAAGAGAAGGAGTAAACCATGGGAGGAATTGCGTCCGCTGCGGGCTCAATTGCAGATGGTTTCATTGGTAACAGTGCAGCTATTACTGCTGCTAATGCTGAAGCTGGAGGCTATGATAGTGCTATAAACACTGCTCAGAATGTATATAATACAAACTCTGCTAATTATACTCCATATATCAATTCTGGAGCAAAGGCTAATCAAGAGTTATCAAATGAGACTGGAACTAATGGTGCTCTTGGTCGTCAATTTACACAGACAGATTTCCATCAAGATCCAGGTTATCAATTTGATATGCAGCAAGGTTTAAGTGCTATCTCTAATTCAAATAGTGTGAGAGGTGGTGCTTTATCTGGTGGTTCTCAGAAATCAATGAGCAACTATGGAGAACAGCAAGCATCCAATGAGTTTAACAATGCTCGTAACTACTTTACACAAAATCAAAACCAGAATTATAGCCAACTGTCTGGATTATCCCAACAAGGTTTATCCGCTACACAGGGTTTAGGTCAACTTGGCAGTCAATATAGCACTTCTGTTGGAAACTCTCAGATTGGTATCGGTAATGTAATGGGACAAGAGGCTTTAGGTAAAGCTTCTGCACAAGAGGGAGCAATCAATGGTTTTACCTCTTCTTTAGGTGGACAGCAAACAGGCTACTCTGGTTCAGGACTATCACAAATCGTGGGATTATTTAGCTCATAAAAGAGGATATAAGAAATGGCATATGGTAACTACGGATTAGGTGGACTCGGTTCAAACTCATTAGAGGTTGTGCCTACTGTTGCTCCTTACAATCCTCTTGTTTCTGCTCAGGTTGGGCAGATGATAGCAAATACAAACTATACAAACACTAATAATGCTGGACTCCAGGCAACACAGGCTGCACAAGCTCAAGCTGCTACTGATTCTGCACTCGTAAGAGCGGCTGCACAGAAGGCTATCAAGTGGACTCCAGCCGGTTCCAATGTGGTCCAGGCTCCAGACCAAGCAGGGCAGGGCACACA